AAAGTAGAGGAAATTACACATGAATTCAAAAAAAGAAAAGCTAATAAGACGACACGCAAAGCATCTAATGCTTGAATGGTTAAGGAGTGTAGTACCTGATGATGAAAAAGATAAAGTTCAAATTGATAACTTGGAAAAATATTTGCCGGATCAAACTCATATTTATGCTAATCGGCATCTCCGAGTTTCTGCGTACACTTTACGATGGTTTACGAAAGGCATTAAGAAGATTGTTAAATCAACTGGCAAGGATATCACAGAGATTAAAGTTCAGGAACTAGAACGTGTCTGATTATAAAGAATCTATTATCACATGGAACTTAGAAGACATTGAGTTAAGTGAATTAATTATGGTGATAGGTAGTTTTATTTTTTCTGGACATCAATTAAATGAAGTTGAAACAGAAGTAATTGAAAAGATGCAAGACTTAATTAAGTTAGAATGTAATAGAAGATTGACAGGAATAACAGAAGACGACACAATACATTAAGGAATAAATATGGATTATAAGTTTAATGAGAATTTGAATATCAGAGCAGTACACCAATATATAGATAGCACATACACTCAACACTATGCTCATTCAAAGTATCAAGCGACTGATATGATTATAGATGCCGGACATGGTGAAGGATTTTGTGTTGGTAATATAATGAAGTATGCAATGAGGTATGGTAAGAAAGATGGGAAGTCTCAAAAGGATTTACTAAAGATCATTCATTATGCATTGATTGCTTTGCATTTAAATCAAGAGGAAATAGAGAATGATTGAAGATAAGATAGGCAAGAAGCCTTACTTAGGAATAGTAATAGACTATGATAAAGAAAAGAAATTAGATAAATTTAGTTTAGATACCTTAAAGGATAGATATTTTTGGGAGGAAGAGACTCATGCTCAAGAAGCTTTTGCACGGGCTAGTGTTTTTGGGGCTACTTATAAAGGCGAAACTGACTTCGATCTTGCACAGAGACTTTATGAGTACAGTTCCGATCTATGGTTTATGTTTAGTACTCCTATACTTTCTAACGGGGGAACGACTCGTGGCTTACCTATTAGCTGCTTTCTTAATTTTGTTCCTGACAGTAGGAGGGGTTTATCT